GCTGGCGGTGCGATCCACGAACACTTTAACCAGGAACTAATCGATGCCATCAATGCTGTCTTTGTGGATCTTAGACAGATCGGAATTGGGCCCGCCGATGGTTTTGCTCTGAAGGATGGCTACGAAACATGGTCTAGCTTTCTTGGAGAGAACCAGGCAATGCAGGAAAGTGTTAAGTCTCTTGTAGCTTTAAAGGTTCGTCTTATATTTGACCCACCGGCTAGTTCGGCGATCAAAGAGGCGATTAAAGAAAACATTGACAGACTTGAATGGCGTCTCAATGTCAACTATGAAATCGGCGTTTGATGTCTGCCACAAAAACTAAAGAAAGGAGGCAGACGTGAGAATACCGATGGACATAATTGTCACTATCATTTGTACAATGTTCGCTTCATCTGGATTCTGGGCCTGGCTAATGAACAGACAGTCCAAGAACACAGCTGAAAGACGAATGATTCTTGGAATAGGCTATAGATCTATCTGTGACTTATGTACGGTTTACATCAAACGCGGTTACATAACACGTGATGAGTATGCCGATCTTAAGAAGTATTTGTATGAACCGTATCGAGAGATGGGTGGTAACGGTACATGCGAACGTTTAATGAGAGAAATAGACAGCTTACCAATCAAGGAGGATTAATGATGGAAAAACTATTCTTTGACTTACTGTACTGTGTTCTTTACGGGGTGATCGTATGGGCGGCACATGCAATTGTTAAGGACGTTCTTCCGTTTGTCCGGGCTAAGCTTGCATCCACTCAGTATAGCTGGGCAGCAGAGATCATTGAGAATACTGTCCGTGCGTATGAGCAGATGATTGTTGGCCCAAACATGGGTGAAGAACGATACAAATTGGTTGTTGACCAGGTTACGAAAGAACTTAATAAACTTGGGATCAATCTGACGAACCAGCAGATTCTTACTCTTGTAGAGGCAGCGGTTCAGGTTATGAATTCTGAGAAACTAATTGTTGAACCGCTTGAACCGCTTATAGGAACAGTAGAGGAAAAACCGAATGAATAAAGAAAACCAGGCCGTTACAGCCAAAATGATTACTGGCGCTGAAACTGGCGGCCAGGTTTATGGTGCCGGACGATGGGACGATGTTAAAGTTCCAAAGATCGGACGCGAAGTAACACTTACTCTTGGCGCCTATCAGTTCTATGGAGAAGAAGGTCGAGAGTTGCTCAAAATGGTGTATATGACCGACCCGTCACAGTTTTCTCTCTATTTACATTCCTGTCTTGACATGAATTGGGTTGCGAATCAGTGGGTTCCGCCATATGAAGTAAGAAAACAAATAGCTAATATTATCTCTTCCCCGATCGGAATGGCAAAGCAGGTGGAACTGTTCTGCCAGATCCAGCTTCCGGCTTACATCAAGCGAGCTGAGGAGTTCGGCGTGTTTGATGACAAAGCCCAGATGATGTGGGTTGAGATCGAGCACGTTGGCGGACTTAAAGCAGCCAAGAGAATATTTACAAGATGTGGCGGAGACTATTCTTTGGATAAGATCATGTGGTCTCTTAAGTGTGATCAGGATGACCACAGTTCAGAGAACCAGGCAGGCGATAGACTTTACTGGTCTAGACATGTGTTCTGTCGCAACTGCATCGAGAAGTATGCTGTTGATTCGGACAGCTTTGATGGCGTTTATGTGGAGGTAAGTGACTGATGGTAATAGTTGGATCTGCAAGACACGATGAGAACTACGAATACTCAGGTGGACGAGCTGGAGATCAAACTGGTAATGAAGTCGAGACTCAGGAATGGTACCTCCATCGCAAAGGTTGGAGAGTACTTAGAGCAAAAAACACCAGAGTACGGGAACGAATTGCCGATAACATGGAATACGCTTGCGCCAACCCTCATATAGGTTATGATCAGGATCAGAACTGGACGCTCTGGGATGTTGCGAAGGAAGTTGGCTTTGACTGTCGGTTAGTAACAACAAACTGTGAGACAGACTGTGCTAGACTCGTACGAGTTTGTGTTGCGTATGCCGGAATCATTGCTTCTGACTTTTATACAGGTAACGAAGCATCTGCTCTTCTTGCAACTGGCGAGTTTGACGAGTATCCGCTCGCTGCTACGAATCCGGAACTGTTGATGCGTGGCGATATTCTCGTTACAAAGACACAGGGTCATACAGTTGTTGTTGTAAAACAGAGCAACCAGTCAGAATACGAAGACGACTTTGATGGTGTGTATGTTGAGGTATAAGGAGAAATCAAAATGGCAGTAACTTATAAGCTTTCTACTATTAAACTTGGATCTACCGGCCCACACGTTCTCCTTGTTCAGGAGATTCTGAAAGCCCGAGGATTCAAAGGTAAAAATGGTCAGCCTCTGAAGCTTGATGGAGAAGCCGGCGAGAACACAATGTTTGCTATTGCGTCTTACATTGAGACTCGGAAGAAGCAGGGCGCAGATCTCGGATCTCCGGATGGCTGGGGACCGAAGTGCTGGGGCGATCAGAACTGGCCCAAAGCATAAGGAGGACAAATGCTATCAAATACTGCGACTCCAAAGTATTACGGGGAGTTTCGAGATGCTGTAATTCGAGGTGAGATTCCAGTTTGTCAAGAGATCTCAATGGAGATGAATAGAATTGACGATCTAATTCGAGATCCTCGGTACTATTACGATGACAAAGCTGTTGAGGGTTGGATTGATTTCTGTAATGAGGAGCTCACTTTAACCGATGGCAGAGACTTACACCTTCTCGATTCTTTCAAACTGTGGGGTGAGCAGGTATTTGGATGGTATTACTTTTCTGAACGATCCGTCTACAAACGTAACAAGAACGGACGAGGCGGACATTACGAAATTAGAAAAGAGAAGAAGCGACTAACGCTTAAACAGTATCTGATTGTTGCTCGTGGAGCGGCTAAGTCGATGTACGGCAGTACGATCCAGAACTACTACCTTAACATCGATGCCTCCACGACACATCAGATCACGACCTCTCCCACAATGAAACAATCGGAAGAGATTTTGTCTCCGATTAAAACCGCGATTACAAGAGCCAGAGGACCTCTGTTCAAGTTCCTCACAGAAGGCTCTCTTCAGAATACAACCGGAAGCAGAGCAAACCGGCAGAAGCTTGCGTCTACTAAGAAAGGAATTGAGAACTTCATTACAGGTTCTCTTCTGGAGATCAGACCTATGTCAATTGACAAACTCCAGGGTCTGAGATGTAAGTGTTCTACGGTTGACGAATGGTTGTCTGGAACAATTCGAGAAGATCCAGTTTCGGCTATCGAACAGGGTGCTGCGAAAGGTGGTATGGACGACTACATAATCATCGCAACCTCTTCAGAAGGAACCGTTCGAAACTCTTCCGGCGACGACATCAAAATGGAGTTGATGTCGATACTTAAAGGCGAATACTACGCACCGCACGTTTCAATCTGGTATTACAAACTAGACGATGTTAAGGAAGTTGCCGATCCAGACATGTGGTTAAAGGCAAATCCCAACCTCGGTTTGACTGTAACGTACGATGCTTATCAGCGAGATGTTGAACGTGCTGAGAAAGCACCAGCAGCTCGTAACGATATTTTAGCAAAACGATTTGGAATACCTATGGAGGGTTACACGTACTTCTTCACATACCAGGAGACGTTACCCCACAGACGCAGAAGCTTCTGGAACATGCCTTGTGCATTAGGTTTAGACCTTTCGCAGGGTGATGACTTCTGTGCTGCGACATTCCTATTCCCGTTGTCCAGAGGGTATTTCGGAGTAAAGGCTAGAAGCTATATTTCTTCCAGAACCTTTGACAAACTTCCGAGAACGATGAGAGAAAAGTATGACGAATTCATGCGAGAAGGAAGTCTCATAGTTCTTGAGGGAACCACCATAGACATGATGGAGGTCTATGACGATCTCGATAAGTTTATTGAAGATTCCGGATACGATGTAAGGTGTCTTGGTTACGACCCATACAATGCGAAAGAGTTCATTCAGAGATGGGAACTTGAGAATGCAACTTTTGGGGTAGAGAAAGTTCCACAGGGCGTTAAAACTGAATCTGTGCCGCTTGGCGAATTGAAAGACATGGCCGAAGATCGATTACTTTTGTTCGATGAAGCGCTCATGTCTTTTTGTATGGGAAATTGTGTTGTTCTTGAAGACACAAACGGGAATAGAAAACTACTTAAGAAACGATACGACGAAAAGATTGACAATGTGGCGGCTATGATGGACGCCTATGTGTCTTACAAAGTTAATAAGGAGGCCTTTGAATGAGCGGAGGGGCGTACATAGAAGGAAATACTCTGATTCTTGGTGACTCCTCCTATCTGGAGCATCATGGCATTAAAGGTCAGCGTTGGGGTCTTCGTAGATTCCAGAATTCTGACGGTTCTTTAACTGATGCCGGTAGAAAACGTTATGGAATTGTCTCTGGCGCAAAGAAGGCCGCCAGTATGGTTGGCGCAGGCGCTAAGAAAACGTTTGATGCTGGAAAGAAAGCAGCTACGGTAATAAAGGCTCATAGAGAGAAAGCAGCTGAGGAGAAGAAAGCTAAACTTAAAGAAAAAGCTTCTAAATCTCGTCTTGGTGTTCTTGCTAACAAGGATCTTTTTACCGCTGACGAAATGCGAAAGCTTAATGAGCGCTTTAAGATTGAAGACGAAATGACGATGGCGTCACTTAAGAAGGGCGCCGAGGTAGTTTCTAATATCGCAACGATCGCTAGAGGTGTTAGGGATGTTAATTCCGCTGTAGAAGAGATCACCGGCAAGACAATTAATCCGTTTAAGAAGTCTAAGAATGAGGCTGATCTCAGAAAGGCTGAAGCACAAGCAAAGAAAGCAGAAGCCGCC